CCATCTAATAATCTTAATTAAGGAGGGATTATGGCAGACACAGTAACAGGACCAACTATTCTACAACAAAACGATAGAAGAGTGGTCATTAAAATAGTAAATCAATCAGACGGAACCGGTGCAACTACAGTTTTCGGTGATGTATCCGCAATGGATGCAAGAGAAGACGGAACAGCAGTTACTCATTTAAATTTACAAAGAATTTGGTTTTCTTGTCAAGGTGGAGATGGCGGAGACGCTTATGCACGTATAGACGAAGAAGATTCAGATGGCGACATTCCAGTTCTTGGTTTAACAGGAACAGGTTATTGGGATTTTAGAGAATTTGGTGGAATACCAGTTGATAAATCTTCTAACAGTAACCAAAGTGATGTTAATTTTGTAGTTCCAGGAGCTGCCGATTCTGGTAACATGTATACGGTTGTAGCAGAATTTGTAAAACTATATAGTTAAGGAGTAGAAAATGGCTAATACTACTTCTGGAACAGTAACGTTCGACAAAACATTTGCTGTTGATGAAATAATAGCAGAAGCTTATGAGAGAATTGGTTCTCAAGTAACTTCAGGATATCAATTAAAAACAGCAAGACGATCTCTTAACATTCTTTTTCAAGAATGGGGTAATAGAGGTTTGCACTATTGGGAAGTAGCCGAAACTAACATTGATTTAATTGAAGGACAAGCTGAGTATACTTTTTATAGAGCAAGTTCAGATGGAACAAGTTCTACAACAGTTGCTCCAGCAAGTGTTTATGGTGTAGCCGATGTTTTAGAAGCAACTTATAGAGCAGACAGAACTTCTACAGATCAATCTGATTCAGCAATGACAAAAATAGATAGAGCAACTTATTCTGCTTTAGGAAATAAATTATCTAAAGGAACTCCTTCACAATATTGGGTCCAAAGATTTATAGATAAAACTACTGTTACAGTTTATCCAACTCCTAATTCTACAGCAGCTTCAAAAGATATGCATATTTATTATGTTAAAAGAATTCAAGATTTAGATGCAACATATACTGATGCATCTGATGTTCCTTATAGATTTGTACCTTGTATGTGTTCAGGATTAGCTTTTTATTTAGCTCAAAAATTTGCACCACAAAGAGTACAAGAAATGAAATTATTATATGAAGATGAATTAGCAAGAGCATTATCGGAAGATGGTTCTTCTTCAAGTACTTATATAACCCCTAAAACTTATTACCCGAATATATAATTATGCCATTTGGAAAAGGAAAATACGCTAAAGCAATATCAGACAGAAGTGGAATGGAATTTCCATATAATGAAATGATTAAAGAGTGGAATGGTTCTTTAGTTCATATTTCAGAATACGAAGCTAAACAACCACAATTGGAATTAAGACATAGAGGTGGAGATGCACAAGGTTTAAAAGATGCAAGACCTGCTAGAACTGAAAATGAAGTTTCTAGAATGTTAAGCCCAGATCCTTTTGAAACAATTGCAGCTAGTTCTGGAATTATAAATGTTTATGAAAAATCTCACGGTAGATCAACAAGTGACACTGTAAGATTTAGAGGTCCTATTTGGACAAGTTCAGATTCTGATGCTTATCAAAATCCATCTGATTTTGATGGAATATCTGGATCTAATATAGCAAAAACTGCTGGCTACTCGATTACAGTTGGTAAAAGAGATTCAGCTGGTGATATTACAAATACAGATGATTACTACCACTTTACTGTTGATACAAACACTGCTACAAGTGGAGAAATATCAGGAGGAGGCAATAGTTGTTCGGCTGGTCCGGCAACATTGACAGCTTAATATGGCAGGATTTACTTATTCAACATTAACAACAGCGATTGGAAACTATACTGAAGTTGGAACAGACGTACTTTCAAGCACAATTACAGATCAATTTATAGATAATTCAGAATTAAGAATTCAAAGAGATGTTCCAATTGATGCTGACAGAAAAGAAATTATAGGTAGTCTAGTTGCTTCAAAAGATAATGTAAATGTACCAGCTGGTACTTTATTTGTCAGAGGCATACAAGTTTATACTTCGACAACAGCAGCAACAGGTGCTAATAGCTGGTTAGAGAAAAAAGATATAAGTTTTTTAAGAGAATATGATGCAGCAGAAACTACTACTGGAACTCCAAAATACTATGCAATGTCAGGAGGAGCGACAGGAAGTGGTGCAGCTTCATCAGGAAAAGTTACAATAGTACCAACTCCTAGTTCAGCATTTATGTATAAAATGCATTACAATGCTAGACCTTTAGGATTAAGCTCAGCAAATACTACAACTTATTTAAGTCTAAATTTTGGAAATGGACTTTTATATGCATGTCTCGTCGAAGCATTTAGCTATTTAAAAGGTCCGATGGATATGCTACAACTATACGAACAAAAATATCAAACTGAAGTACAAAAGTTTGGTGGAGAACAATTAGGTAGAAGAAGAAGAGACGATTATACGGATGGAGAACCTCGTATACCCGTTCCTCAACAGACACCGTAAGGAATAGAATATGGCAACATTAACAGTAAAAGTAATAGAAGAAATAACATTAAATAATAACAGTTATAATAGTGAAAGATCATTAGATATTTCAAGTGTTAATGAAATTGTTAAAAGAATAGTAACTATTTCAACTACTGAAACAGGATTGTTAGGTTTTGCTACAGCTTCTTCAACAGATTTATCAAAAAGTTATTTAGCAGGTCAATTTGACGAAGATGATGTTAGATACATTAGAATTACAAATTTAGATTCAAGTAACCATCTTACATTAACATTTAGAGATGAAGATAGTACAGAGTTTGCAGTTAAAGTAGACGCTGGCCACTCGTTTATATATCCTGGTGATAATAGTGGTGGCGTTGTAGATACAATGCATGCAGGAGGTTCTGCATTAACAGTATCATTTAATGATTTAGTAGATATTACAGCAACTGCAGATACATCTTCTGTTGATGTTGAAGTATTTGTAGGAAGCGCATAGGAGAATAAATGGCATCAAGTTATACAGGTCTTGGTACAGAACTAATGACAACCGGCGAAAATGCCGGTACATGGGGATCAACTACCAATACCAATTTACAAATTATAGAACAAATTTCTGGTGGTTATACTACACAAGATATAGCGGGTTCAGCTGATACAACAACACTGTCTGTTTCAGACGGTTCAACAGGTGCAGTTCTTGCACATAGAGTTATAGAATTTACTGGAACAATAACTGGAAACCAAATTGTAACTATTCCTTTAGATGTTCAGCAATTGTATGTAATTAAAAATGGCACATCAGGTGCTTACACAGTTCAATTTAAATATGCTTCTGGTTCTGGATCAAGTGTTACTTGGGGAACTTCTGATAAAGGAACAAAACTTATTTATGCAACTGCTAATCATGCAACTAATCCAGATTTGGTTGATTCAAATATTGGTGGTGTAGGTGCAGTTGATTTAAATGGTGCAACATTAACTTTAGATGCTGATGGTGATACAGATATTACAGCAGATACAGATGATCAAATAGATATTAGAATTGCAGGAGCTGATGATTTTCAATTTACAGCAAATACTTTTACAGCTCAATCAGGTAGCACAATTGCTGCACAAGCATTAACTGCTACGACAATAACAGCAAGTGGAATTGTAAAAACAGATGACACTACTGAAGCAACTTCTACAACAGATGGATCACTACAAACTGATGGTGGATTATCTGTAGCAAAAGATGCAGTGTTTGGTGATGATGTTAAACTATTAAGTGATTCTGCTGTATTAAGTTTTGGTGCAGATTCAGACACAACTTTAACACATACTGATGGCACAGGATTAACTTTAAACTCAGCAAATAAACTTCTTTTTAGAGATTCAGCTTTATCTATTAGTTCAAGCACAGATGGTCAATTAGACATTGATGCAGATACAGAAGTAGAAATTGCTACAACAACTGTTGATCTTAATGGTGCTCTTGACGTAAGTGGAGCTTCTCAATTTAGTGGTGCAATTACTACTGGTGTTGATGACACTGGAGTAGATGTAAAATTTTTTGGTGCTACTTCTGGAAGTTTCTTATTATGGGACGAATCAGATGATGCATTAGAATTAACAGATTCTTCGCCAATAAAAATTGGTGATGGTGGTGATATGCAAGTATATCACGATGGTTCAAATTCTTATATTACAAATAGTACAGGAGCTTTAAAACTTGCAACAGAGACTTCTGGTATTGCAGTTACAATTGGACATACAACTTCAGAAACAACAATTGCAGATAATGCAACAATTACTGGAAACCTTTCAGTAGGTGGAAATTTTGATGTCACAGGAACTTTAGATTTTAGTGATTCTGATATTACAAACATTGGATCAATAGCACTTGATACAATTACAAATGATGGCACAGATATTACATTAGATTCCTCTGGGGACATTGTTCTTGATGCAGGTGGCGCAGACATAATACTTAAAGATGATGGAACTACTTTTGGTTCTTTAGTTAATAATAGTGGTAATTTACTGATAAAATCAGGTTCATCACCTACAACAACGATGACTATTGATGGTTCTCAAAAAGTAACTTTTGCTGGAGATATTGTAGTTGCAGATGATATATTTATGTCATCAGATGATGCCAAATTACAACTCGGTACTCACCAAGATGTAACAATTACACACGACCCCGATGATGGTTTAATTTTAAAAAGTACAGCAACAGCTGACGATAATCCATTTTTATTAACTATACAAACAGGCGAAACAGACATTGCAGTAGATGATGTTTTAGGTACAATAAACTTTCAAGCACCAGACGAAGGCGCAGGAACAGACGCTATTTTAGTTGCTGCAGGAATTGAAGCAGTATCAGAAGGAGACTTTAGTTCTTCTAACAACGCTACAAAATTAAGTTTTAAAACAGGAGCATCGGAAGCTGCTACTGAAAAAGTTGCAATCAGTTCTGCTGGTAATTTAAATTTAACAGCATCTAATACAGAATTAAGATTCTATGAAGGATCAAACTATGTTGGTTTTGAAGCACCAGCATTATCAGCTGATCAAATTTGGGTATTACCAAGCGCAGACGGATCAGCAGACCAAATGTTAAAAACAGATGGTTCTGGAAACTTAGGTTGGGCAACAACTTCTAGTGCAGCAGACGATATTTCTACAGGAGATGCAGCAGTTACAATTGCAACTTCTTCAGGAAACATTACAATTGATGCAACAGCAAATGATTCAGATATTATATTTAAAGGAACTGATAACAGTTCTGATATTACAATGCTTACACTTGATGGAAGTGAAGCTGGTGCAGCTACATTTAATAACAAAGTTGTAGCAACAGAATTAGATATTTCAGGAAATGTTGATATTGATGGTACATTAGAAACAGATGCTATAACTCTTGATGGTACATCTTTTATTAAACTTGCAGGAACAAATTTTACAGGATCATTATTACTTGGTCATGCAACAACAGGAACTTTAGATGCAGCTCAATATAATACTGGAGTTGGTCTTACAGCTTTAGATGCTATTACTAATGGAGATAATAATACAGCAGTTGGTTATGGTGCTTTAACAGCTAGTACATCAGGAGCAAGAAATACAGCTATTGGAGTTAATGCAATGACAGCTTTAACAAGCGGTATACAAAACGTAGCAATAGGTCATGGTGCACTTGATAATACTAATAGTAGCTATAATGTTGCTGTTGGTACTGATGCTTTAACAGATACAACAGGTGCTAATAACACAGCTGTAGGTTATAGAGCTGGTTATGAAGTTTATGCTGGTGCATATAATATTACTGTTGGTTATTTAGCTGGTGATAATATTACATCAGGTTCTGGTAATGTTGTTATTGGAAAAGCAGATGTTGCAAGTGCAACAGGTGATGACCAATTAAAAATATCTGATGGTGAAGATGGATCAGTTGCTTGGATAACTGGTGATAGTTCTGGAAACTTAACTTTTCCTGCAGATGTTACATTAGGTGATGATCTAGTTTTAGATTCTGATTCAGCAGTTTTAAAATTTGGTGATGACCAAGATGTTACACTTACTCACACAGATGGTACAGGTTTAACTTTAAATTCAACTAGTAAACTTTGTTTTCAAGATACAGGGACACATATTTATTCAAATGCAGATGGAGATTTAGACGTTGTATCTGATGGTACAGCAATTGACTCTATTAATTTAGAATCAGCTGGTGGAATTACTTTAGACGCTGGCTCCACGACTCATGGTATTACATACGAGGATGATGGAACTGCAATGTTACAAATTACAAACAGTTCATCTGATGTAATTATTAAACCATTAGTAGATGCAAAAGATATTATATTCCAACAATACGATGGTACAGCAGTATTAACAATTGAAGATAATGCAACTGCTAACATTCCTGCTGGTAAATTAGCAATTGGTGGAACAGCAGTTACTTCAACTGCAGCAGAATTAAATTTATTAGATGGAGGAACATCTGTTGGTAGTTCAATAACATTAGCAGATGCGGATGGTATCGTTGTTAACGATGGTGGAACAATGAAGACTATTCCTGCATCAGATTTAAAAACATACAACCCAGGTGGTACTTCTTGGCAGTCTGTTATTACAGGCGCAACTACAATGGTTTCAGGAAGAGGTTATTTTGTAAATACAACTTCTTCAGCTTTTACAATGACACTACCTGCTTCTCCTTCAATTGGAGATAGTGTTACAATTATAGATTATGCAGGAACATTTGATTCTAATAACTGTACAGTTGGAAGAAATTCAGAAAAAATACATGGAGCTTCAGAAGATTTAACAGTTGCAACAGAAAGAGCAGCATTTACATTAGTATATACGGATAGTACTCAAGGATGGCTCCTAACGAATAATTAAGGAGAATAAATGGCTAATTATAAAGATTTACACGGTTTTCATATCAAACACCGTTCTAGTGATCCTGCTAATCAAATTGCAGGAGAGATTTGGTATAATACTAGTACACGGGTTTTAAAAGTAGCACCTTTAATTGGAGCATGGTCTTCTGGAAATAATTTACCA